GTTTTACGCCTGTAAGTAAGGCGCCAGAAACTCCTACAGTTGACACTAAAGTTATTGAAGATAATAATGTAGAGTTAGCTAAAGTAAAATCAGATGTTTCTGATATCAAAAGTATGATGAATGAAATCATGCAGATTGTGGCAGAAAAAGATAAAGTAACGGAAGTATTAGAAAGTGAAGATGTTACGAAAAGATTTAAAGAGGCAGAAAAACTTATATTGCCTTTCTTATACAATCTTATGAAAAGTGATGAGCCATATATACATTGGCCAAATAGAACGCCAATTATAAAGGCACAAATAGAAAAATTTTTACAGATAACAAGAGGTAAATAATGCAAGCAAATTATGATAAATGTTTAGAAACAATTTTACACCATGAGGGTGGTTATGTAAATCATCCAAAAGACCCAGGTGGTGAAACTAATCTAGGCGTTACAAAAAGAGTATATGAAGA